GAGAGTATTGGTTAACTATATCACAAGAACAAGTATAATATGAAAGCAATAGAGATCAACGGGAACATTAAAACATTTAGACGTCTACCTAGTGTATGGGAAGATGCAAATGGACTGCATACTAATTTTAAGAAAGTATCTGACCCAACGCAATACGGATTCTATGATGTTGTAATGCCAATGTACGATTCAGTAACACAACAAATATCTAACCTACACTTTGACAAAGAGCAAGAGAAGTTTGTATATGATGTTACCGATAAGGTATTTAGTCAAACCTTAGAGCAAGCTAAAGAGACTAAGAAGCAACAAGTAAAAGAAATAGCTAATAAGCTATTACAGCCAACTGATTGGTATGGAATAAGATTAGCAATCAAAGGAATAGAAATACCTCAAGATGTAACAGATGCAAGAGATGAAATATTAAGAAAATCTGATACTGCAGAAGTAGAAATTGACAGCCTAACAACAATAGCAGAGGTGCTGAAGTACAATATTGTTTTAGTAGAGCCTATTGACCCATTGGGAGAGTTAGGAGAACCATTAACAGAGTAGTATGTTAGGAAAAAGACTTATAAAAGCTAAAGTTGCAGTAGGCGGCGGAGGTTGTACGGANATAGTAGATAATTACGACCCATTTGGAGGNNGNGGTNTNGCTTTATATCAATTAAATGGAGATGCTACTGATGAGAGCGGAAACTATAATGGTACTGCTTCAAATGTTACTTATGGCACAGGTGTTTTTGGTCAAGCAGGTGTTTTTAATGGGAGTAGTAGCTATATAGATACTGCTTTAAATTCTTCTGCGGTATCTTCATCTTCAGATTTTACTATATCTGCTTGGGTTAATATAGACAATTTTACATCATCTTATAGTCAAATTTTAGTTGATGGTTCAAATGCAAGTTGGGCGGGATTAGGATTTAGTTTTCAAGTAACAGATACAGGGACATTAAGATTAAATTTAGCTAATAATGGTTCTTCAGCAGGAGTAACATTAACAAGTTCTGCTGTTTTACAAACAGGGAATTGGAGCAACGTAGTAGCTGTTATTGATATTGGAAATAAAATTAGTTTATACTTAAATGGAGAAAATGTTGCTAATTCCTCAATAAGCAGTGGAGCAAGAAACACTATTGGTAATTGGCAAATTGGCAGAGATACATCAGGTGCAAGATGGTTTGATGGCTCAATAGACCAAGTAAGAATATTCAACGAAGCATTAGACCCTTTAGAAATAGAGGCATTATACACAGAAGAACTATGTATTTGTGATGGTACAGTAGATACATTAGACATATTAGGAGACGGTTCTTGTATAGCTACATATCAATTAGATGGCAATGCTAATGATTTAAGCGGTAATTATAGTGGAACGCCTACTGATGTTTCTTATGGCGTAGGAGAGTTTGATTTGGCAGGGGTGTTTAATGGGAGTAGTAGTAGGATTGAATCAAACATAGATGTATTCAATACAACCACATATTCTGTATCTTTATGGGCTAATGTTGGCTCCTACAAAGGGGCAAGTTATAATCATTGGGCATTTATAATTAATAATGACCAACACGTTGTTATAGGTGAATCTCCTGCTAACACTTTAAAAATATATTTCAGCGATTTCACAATATCAAACCCATTTTATACAATAACAGACCCTACTGCTTGGCATCACATAGTAGTAACAAGGACAGGCAATAGTATATCTATGTATGTAAATGGTACTTTAGCTAATACTTTTTCTTATGGAGGTCTAAGCCAAGGAACAGGGTTTAAACTTGGAACTAACCACACAGATAATGCTTTCTTTGACGGCTCAATAGACCAAGTAAGAATCTTTAACAAAGCATTATCTTCAAGTGAGGTAACAACATTGTACAATGAAACTGCTTGTACTGTTACATATTCAAATACAGAATGGAGAGGTGCTTGGGACACTGTAAATTCAATAACATCTGCTTGTGCTGCAGGAAGCAGTACTTTATCTTTTAGTAATAACGACAGAACTGCAACAGAATCTGGCACAGGATTTTATGTTGGAGCTTTTAGTGAAAACCAATACGGCACATTTTATTTGTTTGGTGCAGATGCAGGAGGATTGGCTACTAAATTTACAGGTAATTTTACAGATGATACTTTTATTTACAGACCCATATTAGAAGNAGGTGTGTATGCTGAAATATTAATGGAAGCCCCTGAATTAAGATTAGGAATAACAAAAAATAGAGTTTGTACCGCCCCAGACCAATCTGCTTGGTACGATAATGCTATTGTTTATAGAAACTGGACTGGTCAAATTATAAGATACAATACAGTAGTAACAACAACTGCAACTTTTACAGTAGGCGACATTATAGGTATATTGTTAGACGAGACTGCAGGAATAGTTACTTTTTACAAAAATGGGACTTTTGTATATACCGTTTCATTATAAGGAAAATTAAACTATGGACAATAAAATATCATTTATAAGTGGGTTTATGTTTACAACCCTATCAAATATTAACTTATACATCTAGCGGAACATATACTGCTTAAAATCAAATAAAATGAATACAATTAGAAAATTAAGTGTAGGTAGAGACTATAAAGTCGACGCTATGCACTATCAATTAAATCAACAAGTTTACGGAGGACACATTATTTGTGATATAATAGAAGAGAACGACGCGTATTGTATATATATCAAAAAAGGTGATGATATATTACCATGGAAGTCTTTTAATAAGAACATGGGTATAAGCGTTGAATTTAATTTAGATTATGAATAGTCCAATAGATTTTATTGTACAGCCAAAAGAAAAAAGATATAACAACACAAAACAAATTGACGGAACAGAGTTAGTATTAAATACATCTGTTGAAGATCATAAATTTGTTAGCAGAGAAGCAATAGTAAAAGCAACTCCATTAGCGTTTGAAACAAATATAAAACCAGGGGACGAGCTTATAGTGCATCATAATATATTCAGAAGATTTTATGATGTACATGGAAATGAAAAGAATAGTAAAAGCTATTTTAAAGAAGATACTTACTTCTGTGCAATAGATCAAATATTTTTACATAAACAAAACAAAGAATGGTTTGCAACACCGGGATTCTGTTTTGTGGCTCCAATAAAAAAAGAAGATGAAGGTTTAATATCTACAGACGTAGAAGAGCCACTGAAAGGTATTGTTAAATATACCGATAATTCAGAATTTGTTTTAAAAGAACAAGTTGTTGGATTTACTCCTGACTCGGAGTATGAGTTTATAATAGACGGAAATAGACTATATAGAGTACCACTTAAATCAATTTCAATACACTATGACCGCGAAGGAAATGAAACAGAATATCATAACAGCTGGCTATAAAGCAGTTGAAGAATTAATAAAAGTTGCTCGTGAGCAAATTATAGATTCAGAAGATGACATTAGCGCAGATCGCTTAAAGAACGCTGCAGCAACAAAAAAACTAGCAATATTTGACGCGTTTGAAATACTTAATAGAATTGAAGACGAAAAGAATATTTTAGATAACAAGCCAAAAGAAGATGTAGAAATTGCGTTCTCTGGGTTTGCTGAAAAAAGAAGTAAGTAATGTACGAACAGTCATTATTTAAAATTATAGAGCCTATCAAGCATACTACAATAAATAGACTTAATAAAGCTAAATATTGGAAGTATGGTTATGATAAGGAGCACGACGTAATTGTTATTGGCCATACGGGCCAAATAGGAGAGATATATGAGATCCAAAACCTAAAGATAGCATTACCTAAGGTTCCTAAAGAAGTACACAATACAGGAGGCAAATGGACTCCGTCTGAGTATCCTAAAGAACTTAAGAATATTAAAACAATATTCGATTGGGAATCTTATTCTAATGACTTTAAAAGCAAATGGGTTGAATATATTGAAAATGAATTTACGCGAAGGGAAGAAGGATATTGGTTTATTAATAAAGAAGTGCCTACTTATATTACTGGTACCCATTACATGTACTTGCAGTGGACCAAAATTGATGTTGGGCAGCCAGACTATAGGGAAGCAAATAGATTATTCTTCTTATTCTGGGAAGCTTGNCAGGCCGACAGTAGGTGTTTCGGAATGTGCTATCTTAAGAATAGACGGTCCGGTTTTAGTTTCATGGCAAGCGGAGCAACGGTTAATNTGGCAACAATATCTTCTGATGCTAGATTCGGAATACTATCAAAATCTGGNNGTGACGCTAAGAAGATGTTTACAGACAAGGTGGTACCTATATCAATCAACTATCCCTTTTTCTTCAAACCGATCCAGGACGGTATGGACAGGCCCAAAACCGAAATCGCATTTAGAGTACCCGCGTCCAAGCTTACAAGAAAATCCATTGCAAAAACCACGGATACCAAAGGTCAACTACAGGGACTTGATACGACCATCGACTGGAAGAACACCGGTGATAACTCCTACGACGGTGAAAAGCTCAGACTTCTAGTACACGACGAAAGTGGTAAATGGGAAAACCTAATAATATATTAAACAACTGGAGGGTTACAAAAACCTGTTTAAGATTAGGTAGTAGAATTATAGGTAAATGTATGATGGGTTCCACTTCCAATTCTTTAGATAAAGGTGGTGATAATTTTAAAAAATTATATGAAGCTTCAGATGTTACGAAAAGAAACCGCAATGGACAGACTAGCTCAGGATTATATTCTTTGTTCATACCTATGGAATGGAACTACGAAGGATTCATTGATTCTTATGGACTACCTGTCTTCGACACTCCCGAAAAACCAATCGAAGGAACTTACGGAGACAAAATAGAAGTAGGTGTAATTGAGCACTGGGAAAACGAAGTTGAAGGTTTAAAAAATGATCAAGACGGTTTAAATGAATTTTATAGACAGTT